GAAGAAGATCAAAAACTTTTGGTAAAGTATATGGAATATACACATGATGATGCAGTGACCTTGGAAGAAGCTAAAGATTTTTTTGAAAATTAAAGCGTGTAGTTTTTGATTTTTTCGATATTATTTCGGGTATAGAAGATTGAAGCTTCTTTAAAATACTTCAAAAGATTTTTGAAAATGCTCGAGTGGCGAAATGGCAGACGCAAGGGACTTAAAATCCCTTATCAGTAATGGTGTGTGGGTTCGAGTCCCACCTCGAGTACCAATTTAAAGACTCATAGCTCAATGGTCAGAGCAGGGTGCTCATAACGCCTTGGTTGGGGGTTCGAATCCCTCTGGGTCTAGTTAATTTAAATGGGTAGTTCGTATAGCGGCAATTACAGAAGACTGTAAATCTTCCCTCTTCGGAGTTCATTGGTTCGAGTCCAATACTGCCCACCACTTTACAATAAAATTTATGCAAGAAAAAGAAAAACAAGAACGAGTATATCAACTCACTAAAGAACTAGAAGATACCAAACGCCGCAAAAAAGATGTGGTGAAAGGATGGAACAATGAAATCAAACGTCTCCAAGACGAGATTAAACACATTATTCATCCACCAAATCTGAATGAGGAACTGCCTTAATTTTTAACTTATCATTCCAAACTTTAGAATCATTTACCACATTAGGATTAATGTTTTTGTAATTACCTAAATGTCCTACAAATAGGTGACAACAAACACCATAAGATTTATCTTCACAAAGAGAAATTAAATTGTTAAAATTTAATTCTAATTCAGGTTTTTGATTAAAAGGTTGGATATGATGAACTTCAATTTTTTTGGTACCACTACAAACCGCACAAGTTGGAAATTTTTCTAAATGTTTTTTACGAACATTAGGCCATTTAGAAGATCTTTTCTTATTTAAAGACGTTTTTCCTTGTATGACATCTTTGACGTGTTTAAGTATCATAAAATTATTTAATGAAGTGTAGCTCAATGGCAGAGCGTTCGCCTGTTAAGCGAATGGTTGATGGTTCGAGTCCATCCACTTCAGAACAATACACCCGTATCTCAACCGCCTTCTAAGCGGTCATTAACCGAGTAACTGGAGTATGCGCGTTCGAGTCGCGCCGGGTGTACCACTTTACAATGAAAATAGAACCAATAAAAAACACATTTCTGTCTCACTACAAAAACTCCCCAAATACTTTAAAAGATCATAAACTTTTAAAAAAACAAAAAAATCCTCCCAAAAAAGAACCACCAGAAAATCCACCAAAAACCCGATTAATTGGTTATGCTTAATTTTTTAAAAGAATTTTTTGGAATAGTAATGGCAGGATGTTTTGTGACTTGTTATATACCACAAATTTTTAAGATCTTTAAAACTAAATCTTCTAAAGATCTTTCTTTACTTTTTGTAATAATGCCAATGATTGGGTATGTTTCAGGATTGTTTTATCTTGCGATGTCTCAATCTTTTGTTCTTTGGTTAATTTTAAATTATACCATAGGACTAGTTATGACCATTTTTCTTTTGGTCATTTATTACAAATATAAGAATTAGATATAACCCAAAAGTCTAAGTCTACGGTGACGTTCACGTCCTGTTTCTTTTCCCTTGTCAAATACATTAAATGGGGGTATGTCTTCTTGAACAGTTAAAGTGGCATTATTAGAATTAACTGAGGCTAATGATACTCCAGCTGAGAGAGCAGAAACAGAAACGGAAAACACATTACCATTATTTGTCATTAAAGGATCTATAAAATAAGAATTGGAAGTAGCTCCTGCAATAGGTGTACCTCCTAATTTCCACTGATATCCGTAAGTAGCATTAAAATCTGCTGAACCCACTACAGTAAAAGTAGTATCTTTACCAGGTACTACTGTTATAGATTGTGGTTGTGTTGTAATTACAATATTTGCCATATATTATATTTATCATTTTTAGGTTGATTATTTTTTTGTAATACTGTATAAAAAAGACCATGGAAAATAAAATCACACACGGTAAGATTTGTCAAAAAGTAATTGCACAGCAAACCAAAACACCAACCCCTGTAAAAAATAAACCAGATTATCTAGAACCTACAATAACTCTTAATTTTTATGTGGGGTCTGTATGTTCAGAGGAAATTTTGAGTATTTCCTCTGCGAGGTATCTATCAAACAGCCTACAAAAAATTCTTTCTAATTTTTAAATTTTAGGTTAAATAATTTCTTATGACTAAAGAAGAATTTGAAAAACGTTATGGAACACATATTGATGATTGGGTATTAGGATATGATTGTTTTATGCAGCGAACTCTTGTACATAAAATTAATATTTTTCACATCGCGGTCACTCAAAAGGATTTTGATGATATTGCGGAACTTTTTAAAAAATATGCTGAGGCAAATTAATAAATATAAAATATGAACAAATTTGATAGTATTGTAAATAATTACATAGCTGAAGATGAAAGTCTTGATCAGTGGAACCAACAAAAAATGAGAGAAGAACAAACATCTTCTCAAACTCACGATTTCGACACACTTTCACACCCAGTAAAGGATGAAATGGTTATGGCATTCAAGAATTGGATTAAAGAAGGTGAACATCAAGACGGTGAAGCTTTTTGGGATAATTTTGAAGATGTCCAAGAAGCAGTAGGAGACTTTCTCCGTACTGTTGGTGGAATTGCAGGATAATAATTATTTTTAGGGTTGATATTCTTGAAAAAAAACTCTAGTATTAGAGGATGATGACACAAGAACAAATTCAAAAAGAAGTTAAACAATATAAATTGTCGGGTAAATTGACGTCACACCCTTATTTGACTTGTACGGTCACCGGAGAGAAGGTTATGGCATTTGGACCCATGCTTAAAAATAAAATTGAAAGGCATGGTAGTCTAGAAAATCTTCTTGAAACCTTCGTGAGTCGTAAAGCTAAATCAATTCAAAAAGGACCTAAGCCACAAAAACCTACTAAGAAACCTCGTAAAAAAAATATCATAGAAAAAGTCAATGAGGTTTACGATATTCCAATTTTTCAGAATAAACCTCACGTTAGTTTACTTCTTTCAAATCACCCAGAACACACCAAAGGAGCATGTTGGCGTCCTGATATATTTTTGAATAACAACAGAACCTGCGATAAATGCCATCTCAATACCTTCTGTCTTGCTAATAATAAACAATTTTCCAACAAAAAAACCAAACACTACGTTTAAAATGCGTTATAAAGTTTATATTGCAAAACTTAAACGAACCGACACGACACCACGAGTAGTTTATAAAATCGGTATTACTAGTTCTTCTGATGCTATGGATCGTTTAACTTATAATGGTCCAGATGAACCACATCCCATTAAAAAATATTTTTCTGACATTAAAGTTATGAAAACTCGTTGGATGTCAAATAAAAATGAAGCTTTAAAATTGGAAAAAAATATAATGGACAACATTAAACAAAAAGAAAAATATTTCCATAATTGGTATGAAAAAAATCATATTTCTGGTATCACAGAATGTCGTATTTGGAACTATGAAGAATTCAAAAAATGTTGTGAAATGATGGACAATTTTAAAGAACAAGTATGTGAAGGTTAAACAAAAAATTTGGGTTAATCTTTAAAATTTAACATTAATTGTCATAAATAAGTTATATGAAGTCTCAAGATCAATTATTGTTAGAACAAGCTTATCTCCAAATTAATGAAGGCAAAAAGAAAGATTTAACTGGTGACGGTAAGATTGATTCACAAGATTATTTAAAAGCCAAAGACCTTGCTATTAAAAAAGCTAAAAGTAAAAAAGAAAATAACTCTTCTAAAAAGAATGATGAAAAAAAACTAGAAGAAGCCTATCAGCAAATTTTGGAAAGCAAATATATCAATAAAAAATTTGCTCGGCGTTATAATAAGGTTACAGCAGCTCTTCTTAAAGCAGAACCCGGATCTGAAAATTACCAAAAACTTAAAGCAGAAAGAGACGATCTTGTTGGTATTTTAAAAGATCACGGCAAATCTGTTACTGATCTTGAAACTCTTTTAGCTAAAAAAGAAGAAGCAAATCCTCTTCCTGATGTTGATTTTTCTCCTAATACTGATAATCAATACGGCGATACTTCTTATTCTGATACATCAGATTTAGATTCCAAAGTAGTCACTGCTGATTTTTCACAACAAACCAATACTCCTCAAGAAGTTGGTGTTGCTATTAATCAATAATACTTTATTATATTTTAATAGGATTAAACATGAAATTGATCCTAAGACGTTACATTTAAACGTCTCACTTTCGTCTCTACCAGAGGTAGAAACATTACAGAGGCTTGACCATTGAGCCCACAATGTAAATCAGTGGTAACGATCTTTGAAATTTGGGGGCGTACTGGTTTCGATTTATAGTCGGAATTAAAAACGCATGCCGTGGTTGATCTGTTGGCCACGTAAAAAGCAGATCAAAAACTAAATGCAGACGATGATATGTCTGATCTCCTAGCTGAAGCTGAATACATCTTCAACAATGCTGACGAGTTTCTCGCCGGTGTTGAAGAAGACGAGTGTTTACTCGCAGCCTAAGAGCCTAGTAGAGGATCCTCTAAATCTACTTTGAACAATAGAGGTTCGTGCACGAGGTGACTAGTGTGGTAAAATTAGTCATAGGCGATATGCGGTCTTTAATCACGCATATAGGTAGACATAAAACTCGGTTAGTGCAGCCAAACAACCTGTTGTCTCCGTTACCGTAGGGTAGCTGAAATGTTAAATGTACTCAAGCATGTGAAGACCTTTTAATGTAAATTATAAAGACAGGGGTTCAACTCCCCTCGCCTCCACCATTTTCATATTATTTTTTTTTGTTGACATTTATTAAAAAATAATACATCATTATAAATATGGAAAACAAATATCACATTGACGTAACACCAGAGGAAGATCAACTGTTTCGTACACTCAAAACCCCTCAAAAAATAGACAATATTTTAAATATTTCTCTTTTTAAAAATAAAATATTTTGGGTTGTTTTAATCATCCATGTAATTATTCTTTCTTTAATTGGATATGCAGCCTCACCAGACAAAAATCAACTTACACCCGAAACTTCATCTAACATACAACATACCGAACAAGATCCACTGCTATCAGATAAAAATGTACCTATAGACGGTAAGCCAAAAGAAACCACACCACCACACTCACCAAAACAAAATATATCAGTAGCAGATAAAAATGTACCCATGGATGGTAAACCAAAAGAAACCACACCACAAACTGTTAACCCAATAGCTGATAAGCGATGCAATTCATTAATAAAAGAATACACAATTAAAAAAGGTGATACTATATATTCTATCTCTAAAAAATATAAACTAAATACTGATAAACTCTTAAAAATTAATAATATTAAAGATATTAATAAAATTTCAATCGGTCAAAAATTGAAATTCATGTAATTAAATGATTAAAGATAAAAGCATTTCTTGGAAACAGTCAATATGTATAGTATTGGTTTTACATATTCTTGTAATAACTGGGGTGAAACTATACTCTAACCACAGAAAAGAAATAGCTAAAAATCTTAAAGAAGCAAGAGAACACACATACAATAAGGAGAGTAAAAGTGATTGGCACCCTCAACCAAAAACACGTATAGTAGCTTATCCGGTTATTAAAAAAATAACTAACAACACACAAATAAGCAAAAAAGAAATATTAGTCGGTGATGTAGTAAACAACCTTTTTAATTTTTTAAAAACTCAAGTTGATTCATTTAAAATACCACAAAATGAAATATCACTACCTAAAAAAGTTGTAAGGTCAAAACCCCCCTCAAGACCGATTCAGCCAAAAAGAACCATTACTGTAAATAAACCTTCCCCTACACCTATTCCTATAAAAAGAGCTATCGCGGTAAATAAATCTTCTTCTACACCTATTCCAGTAAAAAAAGCTGTTGTAGTGGGTCCTTCTTATTATCCTGATGTTTATCCTCCAGTACCACATATAGTAGGACCTACAATTGGAGAGATTTATAATCAAATAGAAATTGAACAAGAAATTAATAATATTATTAATAGTATGTCTACATTTTAATCTAAATTAGATCGCAAAGAAGCTAATTTAATTATTAATTTTCCAAGTACATTGTATTCTTTTGATTTATTTAAATTTTCAGTAATCTCTATAATCCAAGGTTCTTTTATATCTTCTTCTTTTTGTCTTACTTCCAATAAAATTTTTTTTATTATTTTTTCAAACTTCACAAAATTATTTATAAAAAAAGTGAAAAAAATAAATTTTGAATTTATAATTTAATTTTAAACATGAAATATACTATTAAAAATTTGCGCCAAAAAGGATACAAAGTTCGTGTAATACATTCGCGTGAGTACTATATTAAATCCACTATAAGTGGCTATTCTAAAGAATTACTAGCACAAGGTGGATCCACCACTATTGAAATTACTACACCAGACAAACAGGTTAATGTGTTTGGAAAAGCTGTTTGTTCTTTGAGTGATAACTTTAATCGTCGTGTGGGAAATGAGATTGCATTGGGTAGAGCTATTGAAGAGCTTAAAAATAAAGTTTCCGAGATTTAATAATATGAACACAATATTATTAGAACAATTTCAAAACCAATCCACTGATGTAAAAAATCAAATTGATCAATTCAGAAAAATACCAGTTCAATTGTCTAAAATTAATAAGTCTGGTAGGGTTTTTCTTTACGAAGGCCAACAAGTTCGTACTTCTGCTTTAAATGATCTTCTTAATTTCTTTTCTGTTAAAAATGATCTTTTGAGAGAAATCCATGATGATGAAAAACAATGGCTTCCTCTTCAACGTTGTTTGTCTAATATTAAAAATGATCGTATAATCACCGGCATTACAAAACAAGAAGGTGATAATAAAGTTATTACTAAATTTCTTAAAGAAGAAATTAAAGAAGAATCACCTTTGAATATGAATCATGGACTTAATCTATTACAAGGTTACATAGAGATTGCGAGTGAAAATGTAAAACTTCACAATTTTCGTTTTAATGAGGAAAATTTAGCTATGGAAAGTTCATTTCGTGATCTGTCCAATCAAATTGACATCTTTGGTGATAGTAAAGATATGTGGGATAGCGGTTTTAGTTTTGTTTATGGTTTGAATAAAACCACGGTTTCACCATTTCTTCTTCGTTTGATTTGTAGTAACGGGATGATGGCAACTCACCAAGTTTCTCAACGTTATTTTAGTAATAAAGGTCTTCGACAAAAGTCATTTAATCGATTGATTAATAAAACACTTTCCAATGATCTTCGAGTTACTGCCATCCAATCTTGTGAACGAATGAAACACAACAATGCTTCACTTCGTGAGTTTTTTAATGCCAGGGATACTTGTTTAAGTATTTCTAAAGAACTAGCTGATGTTTATTTTAATGATGAACAAATTCAAGAAGCTTACAAACCTTATAAACTTCGTTACAAGAATAGTCGTTGGTTGTCTTCTGCTAATTCTAATATAAATTCTTATGAATTTTTTAACAGATTAACCCATTGTGTCTCGCATCAAAAAGGTCTTCCTCAATGGGCTGGGATGCAATTAAATCATCAAGCTTCAGAAATATTTTTTAAAGGCCCTGATCTTTCTTTTCAAGCACCCAATCCTTTCTTGAATTAAAATAGATTTGTGAGATAATTATTATTGTCCTAGTGTTCCAACAGAAACTAGAAAATATATTTCTCGCTTAAATGAAAGGAAAAATATAACATGACAACAAAAATAACAACATATAATCCCACTTATACAGTGGGTCACTATAACAATACAGGCTACCAGCTTCCTGCATTGTTCAATGATAGCTGGTTTAAATCCATATTCGGAGATATTGAAAAAGCTTTCGAAATCCCGAATGCAGTATATCCTTACAATGTTAAGGCTGTAACAAATAAAGAAGGGGAACCTCTTTCTTATATAGTTGAAGTAGCCTTAGCAGGTGTAGGTAAAAATCACATTAATGTAAAAGTACAAGATGGTAAACTTAACATTAATGTCGATAAAGATGAAAGTAATGATGAACCCGAATCAACTTATGTCCGTAAAGGAATTAGTAAACGCAAAGGGAGTTTATCTTTTACCTTAAACAAAAACACAGATGCTAAAAACATCACATCAACATACGTAGACGGTCTTTTGCGAGTAACCGTTCCCGTAAAACAACCTGAAGTCCATAATATAGACATTAAGGTCGATTAAAATTTTCTAAATCTGTTGGACACTAGGGACATTTTAACATAATTAAAATTCATGATTAATATTTCTATTAAACTTAATAAAAACGAAAATATAGACTCTGCTCTAAGACGTTTAAAATCCAAAATGGATCAAGAAGAAATTATGGACACTATTAGGAAAAAAAGAGCATTCGAAACTCCTAAACAAATTAAAATTCGCAAAATGAAAAAAATGCATAAAATTTTAAAACAAAATCGAATTTCAAATAAAAAATAAAGGTGATTTTTTAATATAACCTTTTAGGATTTGTTTATGGACATTCCTCTTTCATTTAGTGCCAAACCACATTTTTTAAATAAAAAAGTAGAGTATTTTTCTCCTAGTAATAGTCATCATTTTTTTCCTCATTCTGTTTATTTTTTAGAAAAATACGGAACAGCGTCTTCAGTTTTAGATTTTGAAACTCCCATTTCTAATGATATTTTGCCTTTCTTGGAAAGAAATGCAGAACTAGTTACAGAAAGAAATACTATTCCGTCACAAAATGCTTCTTCTAGTGGAGTACACGGCACTAGTGATTTTTGGGATGATTCAGAAGCACATCAACATAAACTTTTCTTTTATAAAGATTGTTTAATTGAGTTAGAAAAAACTCAATCTAAAAAAGTTAAAAAAGAAGGATGTAATTACAAAATTACAATTCATTATCCTTCTTGCGTACAACCCCCTTTAGAAGATTTAAAATCTTTTTTTATTGTTGAAGACATTAAAAATATTATTTTTACTGTGATGAGGGATGAACACGGTTCTATAAGGTTTGAACCTTTTGAAGTTCGTATTCCAGAATCATATAATATTGAAAAATGTTATAATGATGATTTTCCAAAAATTCATAATGTGGTCGTAGATTCATTGAACAAAAATGAATCGGGTCTTTATCTTTTTCATGGTGATCCTGGTACGGGTAAAACAACATACATCAAATATCTTTCTTCATTGGTCAAGAGAGATATGATTTATATTCCTACTAGTTTTGTAGAACATTTAGCAGACCCATCTTTTCTTCCGGCTCTTCTTCACAAAAAACATAGTGTTTTGGTTATTGAAGATGCTGAAAAAGCTTTACTTGCAAGGGACCCATCAGACTCTTCTTCTCTGGTATCCGCTATTCTTAATATTACTGATGGCATGATGGCTGATGTCTTTAATATTGCGGTTATTGCTACTTACAATTCTCCACGACAAGCTATCGATAAAGCTCTTCTTCGTAAAGGTCGTTTAAAAGTCGAATATCATTTTGGCAAATTAAAAGCTTCTAAAGCACAAAAAATTGCAGATGAAAACAACATCAAATATCAAGTTAATAATGATATTTCTCTCGCAGATCTTTACAATACAGATGAAAACTCTTCTATTGTTTCTCCTGAACTTTTAGAAGAAAAAAGAATGGGTTTTTGTTGATTTAATTAAAACCTGATATAGTATATAAGTCTTATGAGTAATACAGTAACAACAAAGAACATTAACGACATCTCTCGATTCTACGTGGACTCTGATGCTCCACGCAGTATTAAAGAGAATATTATTAGTAAGTACCTTAATCCTTCAAAGTATGAATTTGTTGGATTTGTTGACCGATCTAATACAGCTATTCTACGTCCTCGATTCCACAACGTCCGTGATTCTTATGGACGTTTTGCACGAGTAGAAGAATAATAAATTTGGTGTTGTGTGTCATAAAAGGCTCTCTTGAAATATAGAGAGCCTTTTACACTTTTAATAATAATATGAAAATACTTGGAAAAAAAATTACAAATAAAAATTTTTGTTATAAACAAATCATACGTGAAAATAATGTAGCTATCTATGAACAAAGTTTAATTGATTCAGAGATTAAAAACACGAATAAGCGATATGAAGTTATTATTATTAAATCTCATGAAGGATATGAGATTAATGGTAATAAAATTCCTCCTTCAGAAATGTATCCCTCCGCTAATCACTGGGGTACTCTAGGATGGACTTGTATGACCATGGAAGATGCACAAAAACGTTTCAAAAAAGTTAAAAATTCTGAATTAAAAAAACAAACTCCTCCCAAAAAATAATAAACAAATTACTTCTTTTTGGTGTTAAGTTTAAATAATTAAATCATAAATGGACAAAAAAGAAGTTAAAAAAAACAAAAATAAAAATTTAAAACAGTTAATTGAAAAAAATTTAGATAGAGTTATTTTTGAATACAAACCACCAACAACTATAGATTTAACCAAAAATGCAGAAGTTTGCAGAGAAGTTACTAAATCTAGTTGTTGGAGACCTGATATTTATTTGGACTATGGGTGTGTAGCGTGCTCCATAAACAAAAATTGTGCCTGCCCTATCAAAAAAATGATAAAAAAAGAACCATCAAAAAGAAGAAAAAAATAATGGATATTTTAAAAGAACTTTCTATTTTTAATAGAATTGTATTTTTAGATAGAACTCACACCTATCTTATAGACAATAAACCATCAGCAAAATATTCAGTTACTGGTTTATTAGAATCTCTCAAAGAACCTTTTGAAAAAGAAAAATGGGCAACAATTAAAGGAAAAGAATTTGGATTGACTAGTGAAGAGATTATAAAAAGTTGGGATCAAAAAAATTTATACTCTAAAGTATTGGGAACAGTATTTCACAACTATGCTGAAAATTATTTCAATAATAAAGTAGTTCCTTATGACAGAGAATGGGTTTCTTCTCAACTTACCAAGGAACAACATAATGAATTAAGAGAGACACTAGAAACACTTTTAAAACAATTTAATAATTTTTATAACGACACTAAAGGGTTCTTAATTCCGATTAAAAATGAGTTGGTTATTGGTGATGTCAATAATACTAAAATTTGTGGTATGATAGACATGCTTTGTTATAACACAAAAAAAGAATGTTACGAAATTTATGATTTTAAAACTAACAAAGAAATTAATTACTCTAGTAAATTTAAGAAAAAATTTTTAGAACCTTTAAATCATTTAGAAGTTTGTGAATACAACACTTATAGTTTGCAATTAGGTTTTTATAAAAAATTTATAGAAGATCATACTTCTATAAAAATAGAAAATTTGTACGTTCTTTGGTTAAACAAAAAAAATGAAAATTACCAATTAATACCCCTTTTAAATTTAAATTCTGAAGTAGATCTAGTGATTCAAAAGTTTACTAAAGACCAAATAAACGAAAACACTAGTAACGTAAAGTAAAGGTATAATTAAAAAATTATTAATAATAGTACCTGCAATTAAACACAACCAAAAAGATAAACAAACAGGACAGGTAATTAATTTAATATAAAAAAGTGAAATTTTAGTTTTACATAAAATATTACGTTTAGAATAAAGATATTGTGGAAATGTCAATTCTGAAAACTCATAATTAAATAAAATTTTTTTAAACCCAAATACTTTACAATATTCAACAAAAGCATCTGTTTGAAACCAAACTATTAAAAAAGTGACGATAAACCCCAAACTATAAAGAAAATCTATCATAACAACATAAATATATACACTTATTTATGAAATTTGACTCTTTATACCAACAGGTTTTTTTATCAGAGCAGGATGAAGTCTCTCCAGAAGAGACACAAACACCAGAAGAAGAACTAACACCCAAAGAAGGTGGTGTTGCCAGTCCTGATAGTATCAATGTAGAACCTGCTCCGGTTTCTCAATCTTTTGGTGACAGTGGTGGTTTATCAAACTATATTTCTAAATTACAAGAATTTGCAAAAGAAATGCAAAATACTGAATCAGATTGTTTACAAAAATTAGTGAGTGAAATTGATCGTAATGGTAGTCTTTTTATGGGTATCTCCAGGGAACTATCTTCTCGTATTATTAAAATCTCAAGTGATGCTAAAGAAATTGCTACTATTCTTGAAGGTTTTATTCTTAATGCACCTAAACGCCAGAGAGACATTTCTTTAGGCCAAAAATAATCCTTTTATTTTTTTTAATTGATAATATACTAAAGAGGTGGAAGGATTGCCTCAAGATTATGTTATTCAAACATTTTACACTCGATGTAAACGCCCTGTTTATAAAAAACACCAAAGGGTATACAATGCAGAATGTTGTGTTTGTCATGAAGGACATTCTCAAGGAAGAAAAAGGCGTTTATTTTATTTTGTAGACGAACGTTACTTTTATTGTTTTAATTGTTGTAAATCTTGGAAAGAAATTAATTGGCTTCAAGAAGCCACCCATCAAAATTATTCCGAGATTTTAAAAGAGGCTTCTCGTTTTACTTGTTCTGTAGACCTTAATGCAAAACTCTTAGAAAAAGAAGAAACCAAGACATTTGATATCCCACCTATTCCAACAGATAGTATTGATATATGTAACGATAAAGAATGTGAGTTCTACACACAAGAAAGGGAATTAAAATTAATAACTCAAGCCAAAGAGTATTGCCAAAAGAGAAAGATATTTGAAGCTGTTAATAGACCAAAGTCATTATATGTTTCTTGTGAAGATTATGTTCATAAAAATCGTTTGATTATACCTTTTTATTCTGAATCAGGAAAGATAGAGTCTTATCAAAGTAGATCACTGTCTGGCGATGAATACCCAAAATATCTTACCAAATATGGAGAAAAGTGCCTTTACGGGGAGAATAATTTAAATCAAGATAATCCTTATATTTTTGTGTTTGAAGGACCTATTGACGCGATGTTTGTAAAAAACGCTGTAGCAATTGGAGGTTCCACACCGACAGAAAGACAAGAATCATTTTTAAATAGATGTTTGTTTAATGAAATTATCTATGTTTATGACAATGACAAAGATAACAAACAAATGGACCGCAAAATTAAACAAGTCATTAAACAAAATAAAAAAATATTTATATGGCCTAAAGAAATGAAAAAATTTAAAGACATCAATGAAGTTTGTTGCTCTTTAAATTTGAATGAATTTCCTTATAAATTTATAGTAGAAAATTCATTTACTGGAGTAGAGGCGTTAATGAAATTTAAAACCCGTTAACACAGAAATTAACTGCTTTTAAAAATTTTTCTTTATAATTTCTAATAGGTTTAACTTCTGCTTCATTTTCAGATTCTTCTAAAGATTGTAGTCTTTTAAATTCTTCCTCCAGAGACTTTAAAAAAGATTCAGAAAATTGAATTTGTTTGGGGTAGTGAATCCTTTTTACCATTTTAATGGTTGAAGGAAAAGTGTTTTCAAAAATAGTGTTAAATTTATCCATATAATTTAGCCCCTGCTGCAGAAGCAATTGACGCTCCTAATTGTCCTAATTGTTGTAATCTTTCTCCTGCTCCTGGTTTCTTTTTAGAATATTGAGCGACTTGGTTTAAAAGTCCGATTAAATTTTTTGCTCTTGGGTTATCTTTAAGTTTGTTTATTTTATAATTTTCAGGATTAGTCTGTAATTGTTCACCTTGCCTTGGTTTACCCTCAAAATTTACTAAATTATATTTTACTGGTTTGCCTTGATAAAAATTAATTTTATTTGGTATTTGTGTGTCAGATAAAAGTTCTTGTTTTAAAGTATTCACTACCTGTGGCGATGCTTCTTGGGGTTTAGTTTGAGATTGGGTGCCTGGTGTAGACGGCTGGTTTGTTGATAACAGTTTACCTAAAACATCACCTCTTGTTTTTAATTGACCTAAAGATGTAATTTTAGGATCAAATGATTGTGCTTTAGTTAATACATTTTTTTCTGTATCTTGAAATTTAAGATTATTTTTATCATCTTTAATTATAAAAAGTTTTTCTCCACCCGGCCCTGTTTTAATTTCAATTTTATTCGCTTCATTTAAAATTTGACCAACAATTAATTCAAATAAATTTAAACCAGCGTTAACATTTTGTTGTTGGTTTTTAATTTGTTTAAGAGGTGTCAATTTTAATTGAACCATTTCAGTAGCATAAAAATCCTGAGCAGCTAATGATAATTCAATTAAATTGTCAATATAAAATTTATCCACTTCTTCAAAATCGCTAGTATATTTTTTAGACCCTGAACGGTATTGTAAAGGGTATTTAAAAACATCTAAAATAAGATTAGCAAATGGTGTAGTGGGGCTTTTTAAAGTGGCAATTCTAGTAAAAAAATCTATACGTTTTTTAACAATTCTTTGAACAGCAGGGATAATAAAATCATTACCATACTCTGATATAAGAGTGTCTGCTCCTTTTTGACCTGCTACTTTTTCAGATCTGGTTTTCAAATCAGCAATTTTTGGATTTGTTAATTTCCAATTGAGTCGGTTTTGTCTATTTAAATTTTTTAAATTGTTAATTTTCTTTTCATAAACATTAGAATTATTGGTAATGTCTGTTTTAAATTCGTTAAGATCTTTTGGTTTAGGATTCATAGAATCATAAAACGTTTTCATGAGATCTAAAATACGAATTTTGCCTAGATCTTTTAATCCCTCTTCTTCTGATATTTTAGAATCATCTAGTAAATCAAAAAAATCAAACAAATCTTCGTCTGTTATTTCAGATCCGAATAATTCTTTATGTTTATTTAAAATTTCATTAAACCAGTCAGGTACACCCACAACATTTTCATTTAATAAAATATTTTCTACTAATAAACTAAAATTAACCATAAAGTATATGGTTATTTATGGCAATTAAGACAGTAAAGAGCCGTCTTCATCTGTAAAAAACTTCCCATTATCTTTAAGATAGAGTCGAATTTGTTCACAACGAAGATCGGGAGGCCCTTCTAATGTAATAACAGCAGGACAATCTTCTACGGGAAAAAAAGCACCTGAACCTTTTTCATACGAAATTACAAGAGCCCTAAAAATATTGTCAATTTCTTCTCTAAACTTAGGATCCTTACTTCTATTATCTTTTTCATTAAGAGGAATATCTTTATGAAGAGGGACATAAAAAATAATATCAAATAGTTTAAGAGTTTGCAGAGCTAAAAATTTAGAGTCTAATACATAAGCATTAGAAACCTTGTCGTGAGCATTCAACCAAAGAGTATAAGCAATGTTATCGACTACACATCGATCAAAAATTAAATAATCTCCTTTAGCTTGTTGGACTTCATCAATTAAAGCATTAAGAATAACTTTTTGAGATTTTTCATCTCCTTCTTCATTAATCTTAATGTCTCTACTTTTAATAATATCACGATAGGTTTTTTCTGGGGTTTTATACATAGGCCACTTCTCCAAAAATTCTTTGATGAGAGTAGACTTACCTGAACCTTGTGTACCAATAATACCTATACGCATGGGTTTATTTAATGTTGTTCAATTATTAAATCAAACACGAAGAGCCATATTCCACAGCAATAAATGTAATCTTGGACTAAAATTAACATGCATTGCTTTAGCATATTCAGCTACTGCTGGTGCTTTTTCGATATGTTCTTCTCGAGAACCACAACAAGGCATAAACCAAATACGATTCAAAGGTACATTAATACCTTCTTCATCTTCTACATACTTTCTCCAAATTTCTTCAATATCACGATCTGAAGTGATTACAAATTTAAATCCAGAATTATGATCTGCATGCCATTTCAATACTTCTGGCTTATAGGTTTTTTCTTCTGGATCTCCATTAGTAGTCAATTTAGGAGAAGTGGTAAAAGTAGCTGAAAATTCATTGACCCAACGCTCATCTGGCAAAAGGGTAGCATTGGTTTCAAAATCAATACGTGGAACAAATTTATATTTTTCTACAAAAGTCTCCATGAAACGAAGTAAACCTTTTTGATTGATCATTGGTTCCCCTCCAGTTAATTTAAAAATTGCTCCTTGACGAAGGTGTTCGATATAATTGTTCTCTTCCATCATCTGAAAGATTTCTTCAAATGACATTTTATTTTTAACAGACCAAGAAATAAAAGAATCACACCCATTTGGACTATCTGATGAAGAGAAACCTTTACAGGTCAAATTACACATGGACATTCTCATAAAGACTGAAGGTTGTCCAATATACTCTCCTTCACCTTCTAGAGTATAGAAAATTTTATCGTCACTAAGAAATAGATAATCATTCATAATTTAAGAAATAACAAATTTATATAATAAAGTCATAATAATAATACTCAACCACCCAAAAGGATGTAAAAACAACATAAAAAAAATAATAAATGAAAAAGCGAAAAATGTAGAAACAGATGTGGTTAAAAAAGACCAAAAATTTGCATCATTCGATTCTTTTTTTGGAACTATTTTTTCAAAAGTAGTGTTAATAATTTCTAATTGTTTTTTCATTCTTGATAAATAGCACTATTTAAATCATGTTCCCAAACTTCAACTTTAGTCACTTTACATCTTCCTTCGGTCATATTTTGAACAAATTCATTGGCTACTTTGAAGCAGTATTTAGCTGTCATTTCAATTCCAACTGCATTCATGACTCTGAGATTACACCCGCCAGCGTCATGGAGTTGTTCAAAAATATCAATAAGAGGATCGTCTGCTGCAATACAAAGTGTGTGATCGAATTGATTTTGTAGTTTGTATTTCAGTTCCTTCAAACCACCAAAATTTACCACCCAGTTTCGGTCATCTAGTTCTCCTTCAAACCAAAATTTAGCTTTTAGTTGATACCCATGTACATACTTACAGTGAGTGTCTTCTGCTCTCCACTGTCTAAAAGCACAAGAACCTAGTTCAATAATTTTTGTAGAGACATAAGACATATTAATATATTATAGATCTAATGAAATTATATCAATGTAATTCCCAAATTCATTCAATATACTTTCGGAACAAGAATCCTCATAATAATCTTCTTTAAAGAAGTTAACATTATTAATTTTTAATTGATCCCCTAAATTATTTTTTAATGTCTGAGCAATATCTAACATACACTCACAATCCTCTTTTTTCCAATCTGCACCCACACTTACAGAGGATGCAAAAAGTAAAGATTCAATAATACGGTTGGTTTGATCTACATTTAATTCTAAAGAAATTTTATTACCCATGTATCGGATAATAACCTCTAACTGTTTTAAATCAAGTTACTTTATTACTTGAGTAAATTTTTTACTCAATTCTTCTAAAGTTTTAGGACCCAAAACAAATCGAATAATAGACAAATAAGGGTTTTGTTGGTCAGAAATTCTTTTATTTAATTCTGATACAAATTGATCAATTCTTCTTTTTTCTGATTCAATAGCTTTTTTAGTATCTTCTAAAGCTTTAAAATCTTCTTTGTTGATTTTTGTTAAAGCTTCTTCAATATTCTTTTTATAATTGTTTAAAGAATTATTTAAATCTAAAACCATTTGTTTAGCTTCTTTAAATTGAACTTCTTCCGCTGCATCACCATAAAGAACATCTAACATTTCATCCATAGAACCAAAGCGGGAACCCTTAGTCTCCATTGCATTGGTTAATTTTTGAACTTGTTTATCATCCAAAATAAAAATATCAGCATTTTTTAATACATCTTCTTGAAGTTGTTTATAAAGATTTTTACGATAATCTTTTAAAGCATCTACTCCAGCCCATTGTTCTGCTCTTCTTCTACCAAAACCTTCCAGATCAACCAACTTGGCAATAGCCCCAGTTTCCATATTACGAATAATAGCGCCTTCAATTTCTGAAGCTCCTAAAGAAGAAGGAACTGTACCCAAAGAACCTAAAAGATTTTTTTTAATAAGTGATTTTAAAATTTCAAACTCCTTAACAGCTTTGGCTTTCATTTCAGCTTCATTGCCTGTTCTTTTTCGTGAAGCCATTACCGCCATATTTTCAGCACTGCATGTTTTTTGAATTTGTGACTTAATAGTCTCATCAATATCTAAAGCTAGAGGTTTTTTATCGTAAAATTTCCAATCAGTAGAATTATTAAGAAGTTCTAAAATTTTATCTTTGATGACTTTTCCTTCTTTGGTAGTGGTAATATCTGTTCCTTTAGGAGAATCTAACTTTACTATCCCGAAAATAACAACAGCTCCATTACCAATTAATTCTTCGGCATAAGGAATAACATTCATGTGAGCTTTACTGAACATCTCTCCGAAAATTTGAATAGGGGAATCTATCATTCCATTAAGTTGTTCTAAAAGACGTTCTAATTTACTTTTTTGTAGAGTTTCTAAAAATCTCGCAAACCCTTCAAAAATATCATTATCATAAAGTTTCGCTTGTTGATAAAATTCAGAAGCATCTGTAACAGGATTTCCCTTTTTAGATTTGACGAAAATCTGACCTTCTTCAGTTAAACCGAAAGAAACGTTAGAACCGTCATATTTTTCAGAAACCTCCCAAGCACCTCCACTAAAAAGATTACAAAAATCTTTAGCAGTCATTTGGTCTATGTGTGGAATGGAAACCATTTTAACCGCTTCATTTAAACTTTCTCCGAATAATTGAGTGTACTCTTCTGTGTTTACATCACCAAAGAAAGGTTTAAGATATTCAAAAGCACTTTTAGCTTCTTGATTAGAAATTTGACCTTGAGTACGACCAGTAGCTAAATTAGGAAGTTTAGTTTTAATATTTTTAACCAAATTGTCCCAAAGTTTTTGTTTACGTTCTGAATCAAAAGTGGAAACTAATTCAGCCATTTTAACCACGTGTTTTAAATGATCTGGGTTAGCAAAACCTAAAATAGCAGCCAATGTATCTAAATCTTCATAGGTGACTGGGTCTACTTCTTTGCCACTAACAAATCGTTGTAATTGATCAAATTTTACCCCACCTTTACTGTAACTCTTAGCTACTCCATTAACCATCCAATTAATCTTGTAAGCTAATCCATCCCCACCTAAAGTATAACGAATGTCATAAGTGATTTCGCCGTTCTTTTTATTTTTTTCTACGAAATTTTTATACTCTTCGGTATTTTTAATAACTTGGTCTAATATTTTTGTTTTTTCTGGATTAATAGAAGTTGAAGCAGCAATACCTCTTATTAAAAGATCTCTTATTACTCCTTTAATTCCTTGAGCCATATCTGCCATACTAGCAAATTGAGAAACCCCAAAGTATTTTTCTTTACCTTTAATGTTAACAATATCAATTTGAATAACATTATTAGAATTTCCTACAACTACAGCAGTATTAACTTCTTCCGCTGCTGTATCTGCAGCGTATTTTCCTGGAAATTCTGAATTTAAAAAATCTTTAACTATTTTAGTAGTTACACCATCTTTAAAATAAACATCTAAATCAATATCTCCAAAGTCTTTTTTAGTTGCTAAAGCTTTTTGGATAATTTCTTTAGTTTCTATTTCATTAGGTTCTGGTGCTCTAATACCAGCTTTAATTGCAAATAATCTACTAGATCCCAAATAATAAGAAGGTTCTCTAGAATCTACAAATCCTTTACTTCTAAGGAGTGTGAGAAGTCTTTGTATCTCGTCAATGACTTCTGATGTGGGATTAGCACGTACATATTTTAAATTTTCATTTTCAGACGCTTTTTTTAAATCTACTATCAAATTCTCAGCAGCCTGACCACCTTCATTGATTAATTGATAATGATTTTTAAATGTAAAAACATTTTCTTTTACATTTTTTATTTTTTTAGGAGACCAATATTTTTTTTTAACTGGTCTTTTATAAGATTCTTGAAAAAAAGAAGTAAAAGACGTTTTAATCATTTATTTTTTGATTTGAAGTAAAGGGGTAAGAATTTTTTCTACTTCTTGTGGATTTGTGGTTTTAGCCAATTGCTGAGAAAGAGCCTTAATATCTAAAGGTTTTTGTTGATTGTTATTATTAGTTACAGGTTGTGCAGGGTTATTTGTTTGTTGAGGATTTGTGTTTGTTTGTTGATTTTGTGTTTGTTGAACTTGATTAGACGGATTTGCATTGTTAATAAGTTCATTAAGTACTTGGTCGAATTTAGTCATAGAATTATTTATGTTTAGGGTCTTTTATTTTTTTAATTTAATCCCCCAGCCCCAGATCCTTTAATCCATTTATTCGATGTCCCCAGAAAAGTCAACGGATCCTTTTGAAAAAATTGTATTTTTTTGTAAATTTTTTAAAACTGAAAATAAATCATGTTTATTTGCAAATTTAAAGGTTTTTTGTGTCTTCTTAGAAGAGTTCAAAGATCTCGAGGCGGCTAGTTCTAAATCAGAAGAGTACCAAGAACTCACTTTACAATAAGATATTGGAAGAACAGATAATATTTTATCTAATGATTTTTGAGAGAATGGTAGTTCTTTTGGTGAAGGGTAAAAAGCTATTACTTTTTCATATTTACTAGAACATTTTTTATATTCAGAACAAAATTTATCTAAACAATAGTGATAAAAGAATTTTTGAACATCTTTAGATTGTCTACCACTTGTAATAAACGGAATATTGTATTTTTTACAAATTTGAATAGTTTCTTTAACAGCAGATTTTAATAATGGGTAATAATCAATAACACAAACCCGAGAAGCTGGAAATTCCTTGTACATTTTAATTAAAAAATGATTCTAATTGCTCCATGCTCAATCCATCATTTAAAGCATTATTAGTCAATTCATGCAATTGAGTAATAAGACTTTGTATTTCATTTTCATATTTTAAAAATTTTTGATGGGTTTGTTTATTATATTCTATTTTAGATTCAGATTCGAGAACAATAGTATTTTGAATTAAATCCCATTTAGAACCAAGGTGTTTTTTTATTTTTAAAATTGTTTTAGTTGTAGGTGAATAAGAATTTTTTTCTGCTTCTGTCAAAGGCTCTTTGATTTTATTACCATTTTCATCTATAATACCTAATTTATAGGCTTCATATTCTTTAAAATTTTTATTTAATTGTTCTATTAAAAAATTATTTTTTAAAGATTCTTTAAACATAGAATTATAATTAACACCATGAAGATGGAGATCATCTATTGGGTTTAATTTACATCCTTTACCAAAACTTGTTGAACCACAGTAAGAACACTTTTTAGAATCATTTGGGTGAAAATGTACACCATGAGGACCGTAACGGCAACCTTTACCATAACTACTCGACCCGCAATACATACATCGATTAGTTTGTTGTTTGATTAAAGATTTTTCACAAATTAAATTCATTTATTGTATATTTAAGAAAGATTTTGGAGCTTTCCCTATTCGTAAATTTAAAATTCCATTATAACTGTTTTCAATTAAAAGCACATCTCTTAACATTTGTTCTTTAGCCTCAAAATAACTCAATTCCCATTTAGAATTACAAAGTTTAAGAATATTAAAAATAAAATTTTCTTTCCCGTATTTTTTAATGTCTTCTTGTAAATCATTGGATGATCCAGAGTATTCTTTCCAATCAGATTCCACATGATCAATGCGATTTCTTGTTTTGCCTTTTAAAGGTTTTCTTTTAATTTTACGCAAACACTGTTTTTTACCAATATAAAATTTACCGGTTACTTTATTTGTAATTTCATAAATGAACCCGAAAACATTATTATGCCAATAAATACCATCCGATAATGTCCAATGTCCTAAATCCATTATTTTTTTCTTTTACGGTGTTTCTTCATCCAAGGTCGTACTTGAATTTTCTTTAATAATGGTTTGGCTCTTCTGTTGTCTCCGGGATTATAAACATTAGGACCAGAAAATTGACTAGATGTAGAAGTACTGTCTGGTGTTACTAAAGCGGATGCAAGGCCTCCTGCCATATTTTCTTCCTCTAAAATTTGATTGATAATATTATTTAAATTCATTTAGATTTATTTTTTTTTCTGCATTTAGACAAATAAGCTGCTGCATAATAACTTGGAAAAACTTTAAATTTTTCTTTAGCTTTACGGTAACAGTAATCTTTTTTTTCTAAAAAATATTGTTTGAAATTTTTCATTTTGCGTTAATAATAAAACTATTTATGGATGATCTAAACAAATCTTCAATTTCTTTATTCGAAAAATATGAACAAGAAATTAAAAAGTACGTAACTGTTGATGAATTTAATATGAAACAAATTCAAATGGATTTACCAGCAACTCGACATTATTGGGTGGGCCGTTTGATGTATCATAAACAAGAAATTATTAAACAAAAAAAAA